GTGTTTAAGATGACATAATTAACCGGCAGTCATCCGAGTCTTGCGACAAGCTATCTAAGTTCACTCGCAACGTGCCGCCATTTCACGCAGGCGAGGCGCGCAACTTAACTACCACAACGATAATAATAGTCGTCGTAGTTAAGCCACTTGGGAGAGCTCCTATGATTGATAGTCCCTAGTCCATAATCGGTGTCGAGAATCTTCTGTGCTAGTGGACAGAGGATTATATTACCATATTTGGACTGCTCAATGTAGTCACACAACTCAATTAATGAGCTAACAGGCATGCGGTACCTTTTGCAGAATTCATCACCGGTGATTTCCCCTTTTGCAAGGCCCTCAGATTTCACGTGTGTTTCCGGCATTTTAAACCGCATTGTTCGTGGTGGAAATCTCTTCTGCAATGACCGAAGAAGAGGTGTATTACCACTGTGGACTACCCCCGAAACGAGAGAGGAGTTAAAACATTCAGCTCTCTCTTCAATGTTACCGCGTCCGGGCAAATCACCATCACATTGGCCGAGCATGCGCAATAGGACGCCGGCATTCAATGTAGCAGTAAGCCCTTTAGTTCCGTAAACAGGGGAATGTTTAAGGAACTGTAAGTCAGAGTATTCGGTGCACGTCTGACAAGTGACGAGATAACCGACCTTGCGTGCTGCTTTCTGAACTAAAACAGCCGCTTCGGATTTCTTCAATGATTGTTGAACCATCCGTTGAGCAAAAATGGAGTGGCAAATGAGTGAGTTTGCAACGTTGTTTAACAGAGTCGTGAGCACGGACCCGGAATACTCAATTGGTGTTAGTGGCTTAAGATAACGCTTTTCCTTTGGGTTCCCAGGATTGACAAGCTTTAACGTCTTCATGCACTGGTTGACACACCTCTCCATGATCTTACCGAAGGCCGTCTTGGAACACAAGCTCTTGAGCACGTTGAAAACAGTCCGGCCGTTGCTGGTGTCACAACTACTGATGTCGACGTTGGCCATGAAAACACCATCGTCACACCTAATTGAAACACAAGAATCATCACTGTAGTATACGAACTCAATGTCGTGTGTGGGGTTGATTAACCGAGTAAAACACTCAGTCAATACTTCAATTTTCGGTGAAGACACAAACAATGATCGTACGCTACGGTTGTGCCGCCTGTAAACAACATCTTTCTCCATGGCAGTTTTCATGTACCCCGCAAGATATCCACCTAAGAGAGATCCAGGGGTGGTGAGGTCATTGACCAACCGTGGGTATTTCCCAGGCTTAGCGAATTCCAAGGTTTTGACCTTGCCTAAAACTTCACTCATGTAACACCCACTGCTTATTTCACCATTTAACAGCAGGCTCTGTAATGCACGCATCCGGATTCTGCGCTTTTGGTGGGGAGCGTGGGCACACTTTATCACTTCAGTGACATGCTCACTACATTTGCACAACAGAGCCTGAACAGCATCTGAAATACACCTAACCCAATAACTGAAAGATCTACGAAAACTACGGGAACCATCTAACAACACGTAATCCTGGAACTGACACAACATCTCATGTAAAAACAAATCGCTGGGCTCGCGCTTTCCAGTCAACCGTGTATGAGCACGGTCGAGTGAAATAGTGCTATTACTATATACAACACCAGCGTGTAAAAAAGATGGACCAAATACAGTTTTATATTGGCGTCCCCGAACACCGTAAGTTTTGAAACACAATGAACCGTTGGTGAAGAACTCTTCATGACAATCAAGATTGCGTGGCAACTCAAAATTGCCATTGAAGCTGAAAGACACACCGGGTTTAACGAACAAACACGAATCAGCCATGTACCGAAAAATATTTACATTCTTTACACCGGGTTCGGGGCCGAATTCCTACAGGATGCTCCATGGGGAGCGCACGACAGGGGCGAGGCGTGGGTTGCCCATCCGCTCATGTGCGCGCAACATGTTTATCTGCGTCCTCTGTATAGCAACTATCACAGAATTCTCTTTGAGCTCTTGTGGCACGTCCGATGCGTCTAACCCGTCAAGGTCATCGGTGGATGCGTTCTCAAGTTGGTGATGGAATCCGGCGTGTGAGTGCTCATTGACAAC